CTAATACAAAACGTTGGTTCTAGTGGTCTAATCAACAGAGACGAGACTGGTGATGCACTACAGTCCGGACAAGGAGTCATTGAAATTGCAGGCATCAAGATCTACAAGTCAATGAACATCCCATTCTTCGGAGCATATGGTACTAAGTATGGTACTGCATCTGCAACAAACCCCGGTATCACAAGTCCCGGAAACACAGGATCTTTCATAGGAGAAAGTACTGAAGATGCTAGATCTAACGTAACTGGTATCCATAACAACTATGGTAACTCATCTGACTTCGCTAACAGCTGCGGACTAATCTTCCAGAAGGAAGCCGCTGGTGTTGTAGAAGCTATCGGACCACAGGTTCAGGTAACTTCAGGTGATGTTTCTGTTGTATACCAAGGTGACGTAATCCTTGGACGTTTAGCAATGGGTGCAGACTTCCTAAACCCTGCTGCTTGTGTTGAGTTAATCGCTGGAGCTGCTACCGGATCTACAGGTAACGCTGCATTTGGTGACAACTATCCAACTAACGCTTAATTTTTATTTTTATACGGGGGCTTCGGCTCCCCTTTTTCTTATGGCTACCACAACTATTGAAACCGATACCGAACTATCCGCAGTTAACTCAATACTGGGAGCTATCGGACAAGCACCAATTACACAATTAAAAGATCCTGTAACAGGAGTTGTAACTAACAACAACCCAGAGGTACAGTTTATATATAATTTATTACGTACTGCTAATGTAGAGACACAGTCGGAAGGCTGGCACTTTAACAGAGAGCGACACGTACCATTCCAGACAGATGGCAACAATCAAATAATTATATCAGATGATATAGTTAAAATAGATTTACCTGACAACTGGTCTAGAAGACATTATAATTTTGTTAGACGTAACGGTAAACTCTATGATAAGATATCACATACAGATGAGTTTCCTAATATAGATAAGATAGACTTAGACGTTATTAGAATATATAACTTTGAAGATGTACCACAAGTTTTTAAAACATACATAACTTACAGGGCATCTAGACAAGCAGCTGTACAACTCGTAGCTAACCCACAACTCGTACAATTATTAGGATCATCAGAAGCACTGGCTCGTGCAGCGATCATGGAGTATGAGTGCAATCAAGGTAATCACAGCATGTTTGGATTTGAAGACGATACTGCATATCAAACTTATCAACCATGGAGAAACATTAGAAGATAATGGCAGGCATTACACAAACTATCCCTAGCTTTGTCTCGGGCATTTCAGAACAACCAGATCATCTAAAATTCCAAGGTCAGCTCAGGGATATTGTTAATGCAATACCTGACGTAACACTTGGACTCTACAAAAGACCGGGCAGTAAACGCATAGGTACAGCTCCTCTAGCTAATGTATATAGCGATCAGTCTCATTCTACAAATAAAAATGGATCTTGGTTTCATTACTTTCGTGATGAGTCAGAAGGATCTTATGTAGGTCAGATTGCTCGTGATGGTCAAGTCAGAGTCTGGCGTTGTAGTGATGGACAACAGATGACTACAGTTTATGGTACTGGTGGGCAGACAGCTATTACACAATACTTAGCAACAGATGAACCAGAAAATTTACAATTCCTTACTATCAACGACACTACCTTTGTTAGCAGTCGTGATAGTTCTAACGCTCGTACTCTAGTAGGTACAACAGGCACTACTGATGACAGACCTAGTGGTGAACCACACTGTGCTATGATAGAGTTGTTGAGAACAGAGAACGGTAGACAATACGGACTCAATATATTTGACTCTTCATCTACAGGTAACTTAACTACACTCAAGCGTGCAACTAAAATTAAAATTACAGGCAACAGCTATAGCGAAGCAGACGGTACAGGTCACTGCCCCGGTATAGGAACTGAGGTGTTCAGTGTTACAGCTAAAAGCAGCTATGGTGGATCAGAAAATATTACACATGTAAAAAATAGCGGAGGCACTACACTGACATCAGGTAAGGACAATCTAGTCTTTCGTGCTACAGCTCTTGGTCAGCAAGGTGTTAGCCCTAACTATAATGCTAGCAGTAATGGACCGGGGGGTAGCAACTACAGATGTAGCTACAACTTAGAGGTAGTATTACTACATGGTGGTGAAGGTTGGGATGTAGGTGACGTTGTACGAGTAATACCAGAAGCAGCTCATGATGCAGCATCCGGTAATGCTCAAGCGTACCTAGATATTACTGTAACAGAGATCGAAACTACACAGGTTAAAGCTACTCTAACTAATAATGGAGACGGTCTGATACGTCCAGCTCCTACACCTTTTGATGCTGATACAGCAGTTACAGCTGATACGATACTAGCTGGTATAACAGCAGATCTACCATCTGGCGTCACTGCTAAGGTTATAGGACCGGGTATATATCTATCTAGTGCTAACCCTTTTAGTGTAGAAATAGCTGAAGAAGATCTCATGCGAGTCTTCCAAAAGACTATTAACGAGGTTACTTTACTACCTAACCAATGCAGACATGGATATATAGTACAAGTTAAGAACGCTAGAATGTCTGACGAAGATGATTATTACCTACGATTTGATGGAGAGAACCAACTCGACGGTACAGGATCATGGACAGAATGTGCAAAACCGGGTATAGCTAAGTCTTTGACTAATATGCCATTGGTCATACAGCGTACAGCTACTACTGAGTTTACTGTCAAAGAATTTACATACGAGGACAGGCGAGTAGGTGATGATAATACTAACCCTATGCCTACATTTGTAGGTAAACGTATCAATAAAGTACTGTTTCACCGCAATAGATTAGCCCTATTAGCCGGAGAAAATGTAGTAACATCCAGACCCGGATCGTTAGGAAACCCTGATTTCTTTGTAGAATCAGCTCTAACTGTATCAGCTAGCGACCCTATTGACATATCTTCTGCATCTATGTTCCCGTCTGACCTATTTGATGGTATAGAAATCAACGCTGGATTACTTGTATTTAGTACAAACCAGCAGTTCTTGCTGTCATCAGACGATACTGTGTTGAATCCTGATACTGCTAAACTACGAAGCGTCTCTACATATAATTATAACAAGGATATACCTCCTATATCACTAGGTACTACTGTAGCTTACGTAGATAATTCTGGTAAATTTAGCCGTATGAATCAGATGGCTAATACAGCAAGGGAAGGAGAACCCTCTATAGCAGAGATTAGTAAATTAGTACCTACATTACTACCCAAAGACTTAGATTTACTGACTAATTCTAGAGAAAACTCTCTGATATTAATAGGTAAAACTAACACAAATACAGTATATGGTTATAAATATCTACAGGTAGGGGAGAGAACACAGCAACAAGCATGGTTTAAATGGAAACTAAATAACCCATTGCTATATCATTTTATTATTAATGATGAGTATTTCTATATAGATACAGATAACTTCCTACAGAGTATAAAAATTATACAATCTGATGATGACCCTAGCTTTATACAAGATGACATTTCTTATCAGATACACTTAGATAATCATACGACTATCAGTGGAGGTAACTACAGTGCTACTACAAACTTAACTACATTTAGTGGTGTCAGTTGGTTGCCTAATGTTACAACACCTAACTATTCTCTAGCACTGATTGATATAAATACAAACGCAACTAGAATAGCTAGATACGCATTGCCGACATTGACTGGTACAACTAGCTTTACAGTCCCGGGAGACTGGTCGGGTGCAACTTTAACTATAGGTTATCTATATGAATATCTTGTAGAGTTTCCTAGGATATATCCGAAGAAAGAACAAGGAGAACAATCCCGTGCTGATGTAAACTCATCACTTATACTACATAGAGTTAAGTTTCATTTTGGTCTTATAGGTCTATACGAAACCACGCTTGTACGTGTAGGGAAGAGTGACTATACTGAAGTCTACGAGTCATCATTACTAGACGAGTACCAAGTATCAGACGCTCCATACTTAGAAGAGTTTATCAAAACTATACCTGTTTATGAAAAGAATAGCAACGTAGAAATATTCTTAAAATCAAGTCATCCAGCTCCAGCTACCCTTAGAGGACTAGCATGGGAAGGGGACTATTCACCATTATTTTACAAACGTGTCTAAATACATTCACCCAGTTACAACCGAGGCTGCTATAGAGGTAGCCTCAAACTTACGTTCAGACGACCTCAGAGAGGTGGTAGATGGTCATGGGCTAGATCCTATGGTCTTCCTACCTTTGGTCGGTCAGGAAGGCTCTGCTGTGTATTTCACAGTACCAGACGGCAAGACTGCCGGACTAGCAGGAGTCGGGGATGCGGGTCAGATTTGGATGTTATGCACTCCAGAGATAGAACGTTATCCAATTACATTTGCAAGAGAAGCGAAGCGGTTTGTCGATAGCCGTGAAGAGCCTCTATTGTGGAACATAGTAGACTGTAGAAATACAGTACATTTAAAACTGTTAAAGTTTTTAGGTTTTAAGTTCTTACGTATAGTCGAGAACGGACCATACCAATTACCTTTTATAGAATTTTGCCGTGTGCGTAGATGCTAATGCTTCAGCAAGAAATGCTGCAAGACAACGATGGATGCAGAAAGATGCTGAATATCGTTCCCAGTCTTTAAAATTTTTTAACAGAGAAGCTCAAGCTGTTAGAAGAAAGGGAGAAAACACTAGAGGTTATAGTATAGAAATCTCTAATGATTACGAAAGAGCTAAGTATGTTCAAGGTCAAGCCTTGAAAGCATACGAAAAAGGGTTTATATCTTATCAATCTAATAAAGCTACAGCTAAAGCTAAAGAAGCTGGTAGATCTAGAACAGCTGGTAGAGCAAGTATGCTCGCCTTACTACGATCTCAGGGCACGCTTGAAGGTTCTGTACGCAAGGAGTATGGTATAAACATGCAAAGACGTTATAGAGCTAGGCTTGCTAAGCTACAAAATCAACAAGCAAAAGCAAGAAATGATTTAGGTGTGAGACCAGAATACGGAGCACCTGTACTTATGCCACCAACTGATAGACTATCCGGTGCATTGCAAATAGCTTCACAAGTAGCGAGCATTGTTTCGGGTTTTAAGGGGCTCGGCGGAGCGGATAAAACGCTAATGACACCTGATTATGTTACTAATCCAATTCCAACCTTACCCAACGGAATGACCGATTGGTCTCAAGCTTTACTTATAGAACCATAATGACACAACAAGCACAAGAATCCTATTATGAATCGCTTGGTAGACAGACCCAATATCCATTTCAAGGCAAAGGAATTGCATATATGGATGTTGAGCCTGATCTTACTAAGGCGGTTAATGAGAATATAGACAAAGAAATTGCAGACACCAAGCAGTTTTTTGAAGATAATATTGCTAGATTTAACGAAACTAGGCGAGCAGCTGATGGTCGATGGAGAGATCTAGCTAATTTAACTAGAGACGGTAGAACTATTATACAAAACTGGAAGGATTATTCCGATGAAAAGGCAAATTTACAAAAGTATAAAAACTTAAATAAAGATAAGGCATGGAAAACTCAGTTTGATTCTGAGGGTATAGAGTTTGAAAAAGAAACAGGAAGAAACTTAGTTGATCTAAATAGTGAATTAGGTAAGGCAAAAGCTGCTATTGATGAAACAGGGTACTATGATACGTTTGATGAAAACGATCAGCCTATCCGTATATATGCTAATAACTATAAAGAGTATGCTTTATTTATCTCTAGTCTTCAAACTAATAATGGTAGAGGTACAGCAAACGAAGCTGAAAGACATTACCCCGAGTGGATTCGTGTTGCTCAAAAGTCTGTAGTACATGAAGAAACCGGACTGTTTTGGAAAGACTTAGACTACGGACAGAAACAGGAATGGAAACAAAGTGTTGATGCTCTGTATATTCAGATGTGGAGACAGAAAGATCCTAACCTAAGTGACAGATTAATTATTGAGAAGCTGCTTCCAAAGTTTGAAAATTATGACGTATCTTTGTTCGGTGGTCAGGCAGGTATATCAAACGAAGCAACTGATTATGTTTTAAATGAAAACAGTAAGATGCAGGGTTGGAGTATTATTCGTAGTATGAGTAACTCAATAACTAGGAATGGAACATACTCTACTAGAGATAATATTGTAGCTGATGAGATGTTTGGAGAAGGTGGTTGGTATCAGCAACGAGTTGCATTTCATGAAGGTAGACTTGGTGATAAGAAAGCTGCTAGACAGGCTGCTAATGCAGACCTAACAAAGCTTTTAGAGGATGGTATCAATAGTGGTATGATAAACGAACAGCATCTAGATGATGTGTTTACTGAGTGGAACTACGAAAAGTCTGATGGCAGTGGTTTGACTACTTTCATGGATATGAACAATGATAGTAAGAAGATACTGTTAGGTGCGATCAATACACTAGAAGCTAAAAAAGCTGGTGATGATAAAGTTGTTGCACAAACTAGATTAAACAAAGCAGCAGAGGATCTAAAAAGAGGTAAGTTTATGTCTTTAGAAGATCTTAATTATTATATTGCTTATCCAGATTTATACGAAAAAGCAGAGGCTATCTATAAGCAAGGACAACGTGGCGGGATAAATAATCCAGTATATGCCACAGCTAATGCTGAGATGAACAAACAGTTTCTTGAAAGAGCAGGCGATCAAAACGCTTTTGATAATTTATCAGGCTTTGATCCAAAGAAAAAAAGTCAAGCAAGAGATGCTATTGTAGCTACCAACTATGATTTTATCAAAGCACGTGGTACAAGATATTTCTTAGAGCAAGTTGAAAAGCTTGAAGAAACTATGCAAGATGAAGATAAGATTAATGCCCTAGCTTTGGAAAGAACTTTAGAAGCTTTAAACGAAGGTAAGTTTGATGATGCTGTAAACAATGCAATAGGAGACGTAAAGTATGAAAATCCTAAAGAAGTGTTTACCAGAAACTCTGAGGCAATTAAGAAAGATCATAAAGGCTGGTTAAAAAATACAGATTATCATTTTGGTGAAGAGATATATGCTTTCCAAGGT